GTGGACGTCGTCGAAGGCGAGGTACTTCAGCCAGCCGATCTCGCCAAGGGTCGCGACGATGGCCGTAGCGATCCGCGACTTCATCGAGAGGATCGTCAAACCCGCGCTAGCACCGACTACTTGGGCGTCGTCGCTCATCCCGTCATGGCCTCCCGCAACGTATCGACAATAAACTGACGGCTCTCGAAGACCGTCGGGCGGATGAAGGGGCGCGCGCGGACGTTCATCCTGCGGGCGTGTGCTCGGACTTCCTGCATGAACGGCGTGACGTTGCGCCCAAAAACCTTCGAGACCTGCCGGTGGAGGGCGCGGACTTGGACCGTTCCGTGGAAGCCGAACTCGTGGACTTTAGCATAGGGCACGCCGAAGACGCCGAACTCCAGCTCGAGCTGGCTGCGCCCGGAGAACTGGAAGGCAATGTGGTTGATCAGGTTCCCGGTGTCGATGATGCCCTTGCGGCGGGCGGTGATCTTCGCCTTCGCCTCGAGGACCGCGCCGATCCGGTACATGGCCGCGCGCAGCTTCGGGTCCTTCGGGCCGAGTCGCGCCTGCCGCGTGCGGATGCGCGCGATGATGTCCTCGGTTGACGCCGAGACCGAGATGCCGTCGCTCACAGGTTGTTCCGGATCGGCCGCGTCAGGTTCGGCACTTCCGTGCGCTTGTAAGTATCCAAGATCTCAACCATCATCGTCGGCATCTTCTCGAGCACGCCCCACGTCTCGTCGCCCTTGCTCGCCGTCGTGCGGCCCATGTCGCCGCGCGTGCGGTGGCGGTAGTACCACTCGACGATCCAAAGGCAGACGATCTCCAGCGAGGCGAGGTCGCCCTGGTCCTTCGGGTTGGCCGAGTCGAAGCCGGCGTCGTACGTGATCTTGACGTTCTCCCAGCCGAGCGGGAAGACGTCGTTGTAGTAGACGAGGGACTGCCGCTCGTCGGTGATCCCGTAAAGGCTGGCGTCGATGATCGTGTCCGTGCCGAAGACGTGGCCGCTGTCGATCCGAACATCGGTAATGCCTTGGATCGGGAACTGGCGAAGAAGGAGGATGTTCTGGCGGCCCCCGTCATAGAGCTCGACGAGGCCGGTCTGCAGCTTCAGGTAGCGGTCGCAGTACCGCTCCATCAGGCCGGAGGCGGCGTTGATGAACATCTCGACGCGCGCCAGGATGTTCGCGTCGGTGGTGTTCGACGGAATATCAAGGTGCGCGCGAGCGTTCACCATGGTCGTCAGAGCTGCCGCGATGAGGGCCACCAGTCACCTCACTTTTGTTCTGGGGATTCGTCGAGGGCCTTGTTGCTCGGCGACGCCTTGAGGGCCTTGCCCTTGACGGCTGGCTTGCCGGCGACCTTAACGACCGGGTCCGGCTGGCCCTCGATCTTGAGGATACCCTTGTATTGGGCTAGCAGCGCATAGCCGACGTCATCGTCGACCTCGATGCTGGAGCCAACGGCGAGTTCTTTGGTGACCTTGCAGACGTCGCCGTCGTCGTTCTCGGCTTCGTACATGAGGACGACGGGACTCGGGCCGGTTTTGCGGATCAGGACCAACTTCATAGGGACTCCCTTGCGGTTTTCTTGATGGTCGAGGATAAACCGCCAGCGCGCTTGGCGCTAGCTTCCTTACAAGGAGGCGAGCCTGGCCAAGCCAAGGTAGTCCTTGATCAGGTTTACGAACACCAAAAGACGGGCGTCCGTAACGAACGTTCCGTCTTTAGACTCGGGCGGAATTGCCCGAAGTTGATCCACCGCGTCGTAGAGGCTGCCAGTCTGCAGGCACTGAATGACGGCTGACATAACGCCTCGAACGGTAGAGGCCATGCCGAGCTGGATGATCCCCAGCAAAACGTTTTCAGCCGCGAACTTGATGATTATCCGCTGCCCAAAAGAAGCTGCGTCGGCAATCGCGTACTCGACGTTTGTCACTGCGTGCCAAATACCGGCAATTTGAATGAGCTTGCAATTTGTTGGGCTAACCCAAGACGGCACGTCCGCATGGATCACTGGACGGTCGGACTCAAACGCATCCAGATTTATCTCCTCGGCCACGTAGGTTCCAGCTACTTGGCGAGTGTCGGCGTAGAAAATTCCATAGACCTGTTTCACGGCTTAGCTCCTCAGGCGGAAGATCCGGCCAACGGATCCGTTTGCGCCACCGGTACCAGTGCCTTGGCCACCGCCACCGACGCCCGCCGCGGCCGAGAAGCTAAGGCTTGTCGCCGTCGTGTCGTTTTCGGTGATAGTCACGATGGTGCCGCCGCCGCCGCCGCCGCCGCCGCCTGCGTTGGCGCCCGGTGCTGCGAAGCCGTTACCGCCCATGGCCTTGATAGACCCGGTACCAGTCATGGTGCGCGCCGCGATCATAATCAGGCCGCCGCCCGATCCACCACCACCGGCGGTGTTAACCCCCGAGCCACCACCACCGCCGCCGCCCGCGCCGCCCGTCATGATCGTGTTACCAAGATCGCGTAAAACCAAGGCTTGCCGAGTTTGGTTCAGTTGCTCAACGCCGCCAACAAGAGCCGTGGGAGCCGTTACCGTGCCAGCCGCGCCGCCCGCGCCGCCCGATCCCGATCCGCCCGCGCCGCCGTTGCCGCCCGTTGAAGTCGTTGTGGCAGAACCCGCCGTACCCGCCGCCGTACCGCCCGCGCCGCCCGCGCCAGAGGCGCCGAGGGTGCCGGCGACCAAGGCCAGAGCGCCAGCCGTTGCAATTGCCGAGACGCCGGAGCGATCAATAGTTGCGCCAGTGTTCACGGTAAGCGTGTTCAGCACGAAGATGCGATAGCCGGCCGTGAAAAGGTTGATGCCGGTGTTGATCGTCAAGTTGTTGTAGTACATGTCGCGCACGAGCGTCGTGTCGTTGGTCAGCGTGACGTCACCGTCGGCGCCGGTGCCAAAGATCTGCGCGTTGTTCAGCTTGCCGAGCAGCTTGCCAAACGCTTGCAAGATCGTGTCGGTTGCGACGGGCGTGCCGCTGGCGAGAACAAGGCCAGTGAGCAGCTTGCCCGTGACAATCGCGTCGGCGATTGTTGTCGGCGTCGCGCCTGGGCCCGTTCCGGTGACGTCGCCCGTAAGGCTGGTAACCGATCCGCCCGGGTTGGCATAGTCGGTGACGGCGCCGGTGTCGTCTTTCGACTTAAGCTTCTTTGTCACCGAGTCCACGTAGATAGTCGTCTCGCCGGTTGCCGGCGTAACGGGTACGGTCTGGGTCGCTAGGGTCACTTCTGCCATGGTCTTCTCCCTTAAAGGAAACGCACGCGGCCAGTGCCGACGACGCGAAGTTTAGCCGCACCCGTGATGCGCGTATTCGCACGCAGCCACGTCATTTCTGTTGGAATCGTTACGTCTTGCGTGATGTTGCGGTAGATCAACGTGCCCGTATAAAGGAGCTTGTTGATTGCCTGCTCAACCGTGTCACCAGCATTAACCGGGCGATAAGTCTCGACCGGTGCGGCTAGCGTCGCGAGCTTCGACAAGGCAATTGCAGCACCGGCCGCCAGGTGAGCGTTCGTAAGGGACAGCTCTTGAACGGCCGCGAGCAATTGATTCAGAGCGTCGTTGTAAGTCCAAGCGATAGTTGCCGAATCAGTGGCAGCGTCCGCAACAGCGTCTTGCGCCCGCTCGATCGTAAAGTACTGGTTTGATCCCTCGGGAATCGCCGTCGTAGTGAGGCTTACAGCGCCGGTTTGACCGTTGACGCTGACAACTTCCGAAGGAGAAATCTCGACGTAAATGGAACCAGACCAGCGATAGGTTTTTGCCGTGTCGATTGCGATGTAGATTTTTCCGGTTTCGCCCGACACCGGGAATGCCGCGAGGTTGGCGTACTCTTCGACGTCGTCGACGTAGCTCGGGAGCTGCGCCGAAGGAACCTTCCCGCCTGAGTCGAGGGCGGCGACGCCGTTTGCTACTCCGCGCTGAGCGGCAATGCGCGCGTCTGCAGCTGCCGAAAAGTCGGAGATAGTCGACGCAGCCTGGGTTCCGGTGTGGTTCCCGCGTTGGATCGCAAAGGCCTGAACAGCGGCGTCAGCGGCGGCCTGAGCCGTCGATACAGGCTTGTTGGCGTCCGAAGTATTGTCGACGTTGCCAAGACCGACGTCGGCCTTTGCGCCGGACGTTGCAACTGCAGCGAGTCCAGTTATCGTGCTGACCGACTGGGTTCCTGTGTGGTTGGACCTTTGAATCGAATACGATTGGACCGCAGCATCCGCTGCGGCTTGATCTGTTGAAACCGGCTTGTTTGCATCGCTAGTGTTGTCGACGTTAGCGAGGCCCACGTCAGCCTTTGCAATAACAACCGCACCGGTGTAGCCGTTGACCGAGTTTACCGAGTCGTCCGATCCAGAACGTTGCCATGTCGAGCCGTCGTAAATAGCCGACTCGCCTGCGCGAAACAGGGTCGCTCCGTTCCCGAGGTCTTTTGTGCCAGTCGTCGAGACCTTATAAAAGTCTCCGGTGTTTCCAACTCCAGCGGCAAGCAAAGGGACGTTCGTCGAAGCGTTCCAGGTGCCCTTGTATTCCATGCTGCTGACGGTCAGCTGAGAGGCTGGAATTTTACCGGATCCGTCAAGGGTAGCCAGGCCGCTTGCGATCCCTGCTTGAGCTGCAATTCGCGCGTCGGCGGCAGAAGAAAAGTCTGAAATCGTCGCGGCTGTTTGGGTGCCGGTGTGGTTGCCGCGTTGTACCGCGTAAGCCTGGACGGCGGAATCGGCTGCCGCCTGAGCAGTAGACACCGGCTTGTTTGCATCGCTGGTGTTGTCGGCGTTGCCAAGACCGACGTCAGACTTCGACCCGCTTGTGGCGACCGCGGCAAGACCGGTGATGGTTCCGGCCGGCTGCGTGCCCGTGTGGTTGGCGCGAGAAACAAGGAAGGCGTCCGACGAGTTTGCGGTCGCGCCGGAAGCAACGCCATCGAGCTTGGTCTTGTCGCTTGGCGACATGAAGCCGGCCTCTAAGCCGCTTGCCGCGGGGTGCTCGCTGACTCCGCCGGCTCCGACGTGGGCGATTGGCGCCTTATCGGCGTCGAGCTCGTCTATAGCCGCTTGAACCGTGATCCCAGTAATCGCGCCAGCCGGGACGTTCGAGACCTCGGCGGCCGTGTAGTCGCCCGCCGCGCCAGTCACGACACCCGTGCGGCCCTCGAAGGAGGTAACGCCGGCGGCCGAGGCTTCGACGTCAACCACGTTGCCGTCTGGCATCTTGCGCTTCAGCTTGCCGTCGGCGCTGTCGATGAACGTATTCATCTCGCCGGCAGGAGGCTGCGGCACGGAGGCGGCGGATTGCTGGCGGTATCCGATGCTCATCTCGTCATACTCCCATCACGTCGCCCAGGGCGCGCACGTGTCCCGAGACGGTTAGGTGGCCATGGTACAGCAGCAGCCTATCGTTCTCGACGACCACGACATCACCGAGTTTAATCTTATTGTAGAAGAATTGCTCATTCGCGCGGTTGCTGATGTCGACGGTCTCACCGAGCACGCTTAGGTGCCCGAGCACCGTCACGTGGCCGTCGACGATCATTTGCTGGCCTTCCGGCACGACGATCGTCTCAGGCTCCTCGACGCGATGATAGGAGAAATTCGGAGGCCCGCTTGTGCCGGTTCCTCCGCCCGTTCCTGTCCCGCCGGCGCGGCGCGTGCCGAATTCGATCATCACGCCTCCTGGTTGGTGATGAGATGATAGCCGACCGTACCGAAAAGAGCCTTCGCCCAGATCTGCGCGCGCGACTGACCGCGTAGACCCCACGAGAAGCTGTCTCCCGCGCCTAGCGAATGCCAGACGGTGCCGTCAACGGACACTAAAAGGCGCTTGGTCTCACCCTCGTCCTTTGGACAGGAGATCTCAAACTGCTCGATGGCGCCGGCGGCCGTAACAGGTAGCTGCGTTGCACTTGTCGGGACCGTACCTTCGTACTGGCGCGTAGCACCGAGGCGTCTTGTGCGGTCGAGCGTCCAAGCCTGGCCTTGAGTGCCGCGGAAGAAGTAGTGCTTCGAGTCGGCCGGATCAAAGAGGGAGAGGCGCAGGCCGGTGTCGAGCACCGTTTGATCGTCCCCGTCGTGGGTCACGGCATCGCCGAGGTCGAGCGGGAACTGGGTCACCGTCGTCGCGAAGACGCCGAACTGCACCGCGGCGGAGGTGATCGTGACCAGGAGGAAGGGCTTGTTGTGCACCTTATTGACGACGATCTTGTCGGACCCGCCAGGCGACGGCGTGACGTGGGTCTTGAGCAGCGCGGCTTCCCCGCCGTCCTCGTCGACGATGCCCTCGCGGTATTCGACGAGCAGGTTGGCCGGGTTGCCAGACTTCACAAAGAGGGTCGACAGCACGGAGTTGCCGACGACGTTCATCTTGTACTTGTAGACGCCCGGCGCGTACGTCCCGAGATCGACGATCGACTGACCATCAAACTGACCAAGCCGGATCAAGCCTGAGTCGCTCATCGCGTTGCCTCAAAATCAAAAGGGAGGGGATCTCTCCCCTCCCGATCGTAGCACTGGAGCCCCCACCCGTTAGGTGAGGATGTTGTAGCCGTACACAACCGACGTCTCGGTCGCCGACTGCGGCTGGCCGATGAAGTCCTTGCGCTGGTACGAGGCCATCAACCAGCGGTCTTGCGACGGCAGGTCGGCCATGATCTTGACGCGGATCGGGCGGCGCACGCCGATGTACCAGCGAGCCGCGTGGACCAGCAAGAGGCCGGCGCGCGTGGTCGTAGTGCCGTCGTAGACGCCCGTCGCGTTGAGGTCTTCGCGCATGTACTGCGAGACCACGATCGGGATGGCCTGGTAGGCGCCGAGGGCGCCCTTGAGGACCGTGGCCAAGGGGCCCATCTTGTCGACCGTGATGACCGAAGGCAGCTGGAAGAGCTGCTGGTAGACGGACGGGCCGGCAACCAGCATCAGCGCGGTGGAGTCCACGCCGAACTTCTTCATCTGCGTGCGCATCTTGTTGATGTTCGCTTCGGTCGGGCCTGCGCCGCCGAAGGCCACCGTGCCGCCGTTGGCCGAGTTGGCCAAGGCTTGGCGACGCCAGCCCTTCCACAGCTTCTCGGCCACGTCGGCGGCGAGCGCCTGCGTGTCGGAGTCGATGTGCGTGCCGTCGTCGTCGCCGTTGATCATCGCCGATTCGACGGCGCGGGTCTGGGCCTTGACGAGCTCGTCGCGGGCGAGGCCGAGGATGTCCGGTGCGGAGTCTTCGTTGAGCTCTTCGGGAAGCACGAAGTGCTCGGCGATCTTCTTGGCGTTGAAGGTCAGCGCCGAGGTTCCGAAGTTCGACGAGGTCATCGCCGTGTTCTCGGTCGCCTGGCGGGCCTTGGTGACGCCCGTTTGGACCGGCAGCTGGTACGGGTTGGACGGCATGTTCATGGCGCGGACGCGCTGCTCGACGACCCAGTCCAACTCGAATTCTTCGATGTACTGGCTAGAGAGCAGGGTCGGAACCCACTCGTCGCCGCCGCCGGAGACGGTCGAGCCGAACGCCTTGAGGCGGGGCGCGAGGACGTTACGGCCGTAGTTGGTGTCGAGCATGCCCTTGACGCGAGCGACCCGGTCGGTCTGCTCGGTCGCGCCGATGGCGTCTTGCGCCTCGCCGTGGAACATCTGGGCGACCATGCGCGCAACGTCGACCGAGCGCTTCAGCTCGAGGACGGTGTGCTTCACTTCTTGCGGGACCTTCGCGAAGCGCGGGTGGCCCACGTTGACGTGGATCAGCTCTTTCGCGTGGCTGCAACCGAAGAAGCGCAGCGCGCGCTTCTCGTCGCTGTCGCCGCCGCTCGTCCCGCCGAACGCGCCGGCCGCGATCATGCGAGCCTTGTCGGCTTCCAATTCCTTGACCCGGGCATCGGCGGCGTCGACGCGCGCCTTCATACCCTCGACGGTCAGGTCCTTCGCCACATCATCTGCAGTCTTAATTGTCATAGTGATCCCGCCTCCTTGGATCTAGTCGCCCGTTCCTTGGGCTATTTTTACCGGGGCAACAGACCCCTAAACACCAATGCTCTTAAGCTTCAAATCCATCGCGACGAGCATTGCCTTAGTCGCCGCTGCCGGATCTTCCGCCGCTGCCTCCGCTGCATCCTCTGCCGCGTCAGCCGCGCTTGCATCGACGACCTTGTCGAGCTTCGCGCTCATTCCTTGTACCGCACCAATCAACTGACCGAGGAGAACATTCGTCTGCTTGGCCTGAGCGAGCGCCGGGCTCTCGTCAATCGTACCAGCATTGTTGCCCGGAATGGGAGTGGTCGGTGTGCCAGTTCCGTCCGGAGCCGACTTCTGACTGGGCTCGCTCGAAGCGCCGCATGCCTTCTGGCACTTGGCATGTGCATAGGCTACAGCCTCATTCTGAGGTTTGCCAGATGTGAGGGCTTCTTTTGTGAAGTTCGTCATGCACTCGTCGCAAGGGACTTCAGCCTTCGCTGCGTCCGGCGCCGGCGGAGCAGCTGCTTCCGGCATCTTCGTGAGGCCGACCGTCACGTAGGATTCGTCTCCGTCCTTGCCGACCGGCACTTGGCCGAGGTCGCCAGGCGCGAGGGAATCGACCGGACACTGCTCGCAGCACCAGTACTCGCCGTCATCGGCAATCTTGTCGCCCTTGAAGCCAGCGGCTTCGGCCATCGCCTTAGCTTCCTCGATGGTCTTGCAGGTGCCCTTCGAGATGTAGAGGGCCTGGACGACGGCCATCGGGTCCTTCTTCGCGGGCGCGGCGGCGGGCGGCGGCGGTGCGCCACCTTCGGCCGGCGCGGGCGGCGCGGGAGGAGCAGGCGGCGCCTTCTCTTCGGGCGGGGTCACGGCCTTCGGCGTCTCTTCCATCGGCGGCACTTCTTTGGCCGGCGGCGTCTCGCCGGCGTCGGGCTTGGTGCCGGCGTCGGCCTTGGCCGCAGCTTCAAGGGCGGCCTTGTCGACGCCTAGGACGGAGACGAACGCCGCGAGGACCGAAGCGGGGACGGCATCGCCCTTGCCCGCGAGGATGTCGCCCAGTGAATCGGCGTTTACGCTGCCGGCGGCGGCGACTTTGTCGAGCGCGGCGCCGCGATCGAACTGGTCGTCTTTGCCGAGCTCGCTCAAGCGGGCCTGGACCAGCTCGGCGACCTTGGCGCCCTTTGCGTGCAGCACAACTTGGCGCGCTTCGGCCATGGTTTTAACCCTCAAGTCTTTGGTGGTGACAGAAAATGTTGAATCTTGGTTCATCGGCAGCGTCACGATGGAGATCTCGAACAGCTCGGCCTGGCTGATGAACAGGTTGCCGTCGGCGTCCTTCGACTCTTGGATCGCTTGGAAGCCGACGCTGAAGCTATTGAGGATGCCCTCGGCGCAGAGGTCGCGGACGTAGCTTACCATCTCGTCGTCGGAACTCGAGACGAGCACCTTGACGTAGAGGCCCTGGTCGCGCGCTTCAACGGCGAGCGCCCGGCCGACGGGCTTGTCGCGGTCGTGGTTGAAAAGGATGATCGGATTCTTCAGGTAGTTCTGAAGGATCCACGATTCCTTGCGAAGGATCTCGCCGCCGCGGTCGACGGTCGCCGCGTTCGCCCAGCCTTCGAGGATGACCGAACCGTTGCCCTGATCGGTTGCCTTGAAGCGCATGTTGCAGCTGATTGTCTTGCGTTTCTTCTTTGTCATCCGCCGTCTCCTTCGTCCGAGTGCAGGCCTTCGAGCCCGAGCTGATCGGCCATGTCGCCCGGCACCATCACCATTGTGCAACGGCAGTTGATCGTTTCGGAAGCGCTACCCTTGGGATCCCGCGGGAAGGCGCAGCCGTTGGAGAAGTCCGCGTCGTGGGCGACCGTCTCGCCTTGCATGCTCCAGTGGTCGGCGTCGGACTTCGACTTCGCGTAGATTCCGCCCGGATTGCCGCGGACGCGCTCGTCGCCGGCATTCATCCAAACCTTCTTCAGGTCCGGGATTAGGTCGGCGACGTCCTTCACCGCGGCGGCCTGTCCCAAAGAGGTAGCCGTAAGCGCTTCGGTGCGTGCGACCAGGTCGGCACGGCTGCTGCTCCCCAGCTCGTCACGAATATCACGGCTGATTTCGGCGATCGTTTTCGATCCCTCAACCCCGTCGGTGATGATCTGCATCACGCGGTCGGTCGACGTCGCCGTCATGTTGGCAAATGTGTCGATCTGCCGGGCCTCGAGGATCTGCTTGCGGCCGTCGGCGCCGCGTTTCTTCAAGGCGGCGAGCTGGTCTTTCGCCGGCAGGTCAAAGGGCACGGTCAGCTCGGCGTCGTAGCCGAGCTCCATCGTCGCGGCGAGCTGGTCGGTCGTCCCTTCGACGTACTGGTCTTCGATGGTCTGCATCGCCTGGCGGATCTTGCGCGAGAGGGTAGCCGGGTTCGGCACCTTCGGCTTGTCCTCGCCGTCGGCAGCCTTGACGCGCAGGCGGCCGAACGCCTTGAGGTACTTGGTCACGACGTCCGAGACGGCGGAGGCTTGGGCCTTGGCGACCTTGCCCCACTCGGAGCGCACCTTCTCTTCGCCCGCGGCGCCGGCGGCGGCGAGCTTGTCCTTGCGGTCCTGCCACCAACCTTCGTTGGCCTTGATGTGGCCGTCCATGGCCAGGGTGTTCTTTTCGAGGACGGCCTTCTTGTCTTGGGGAACGGCGAGCGGCGCCGAGGACGGATCGCCTACGGCAGCGGTCGTGATGCCCGTCTCTTCGGCCTTCGGGGTCTCGTCGGGCGCGGGAGGTGGCTGGGAAGCCGCCGGTAACGGCTGGGAACTTGCCGGTAACGGCTGGGAACTTGCCGGTAAGGCGGCCGGCGCCGGCTTCGCGCTGCCGTAGACGACGTTCGAGAAGACGGCGACCGAGTCCTCGACGGTGAAGCCGAATGCCGAGATGAGGATCTGGCTGGCCGCGGCCTGCGGCATCGCGCCGGCGGCGACGTCGATCACGAGCTGACGGATGGCCAGCATCGAGGAGGCGTCGAGGCCTGTCTTCGGCGCTTCAAAGGCGCTGCCGCCGACGATCGGCGCGAGGTCGTAGATCTCGGCGCGCACCTCGTTGACGGTGTGGGTCTTGAGCATGGCCGTCGCGAGGGTCGCCTTCGTTAATCCGTCGTCGCGCAGGGCCTCGACGTCCGACGTGTCGAACTCGAGGCGGTAGCCGGGTCCGAGCTCGCGCTGAAGGGACTTCGTCAGGGCGCCGGCGATCAGGCGCATGTAGAACCGGAGCGGCCCGGTCCAGAACGTGCGCATGGCGACTTCGTAGTCCTTGTTGCCGAGGCCGCCGCCCTTCTCAATCGAGAGCTCGTGCTTCGGCACCTGGAACAGGTTGATGATCGTCTCGCGGTTTAGCATCAAGTACTCGGCCAGATCCTGGTCGGCGAGCTTGTGGCTGATCTCTTTGACGTCGACGCCCTTCGGGAGGATCAGACTCTTGCGCTGGTTGCGGCGCCCGGTGTAGGCGGCCTCCATCGAGCGGAGCAGGCGGAGCGCGAGCTTCTCGTTCGCTTCCTTGCCCATCGTCAGGGCGAGGCCGGGCTGCGCGCCCTTCAGGTAGTAGTTGTTTAGGTACTCGGACGAGTAGCGGTTGAACAGCACCGACTTCGTCCCGGGGATCAGCGGCGAAAGACCCCACATCATCGACGACGGGTTGGGCCGGCGGATGTGCGTGATCTCCTCGGGCTTGAAGCGGAAGTAGTCGGCGAGCTGCGGGTTGTCTTCCCGATCCCCCTGATATAACTGGTACTCTTTGATCTCGGCGTTCTTGTCGAACTCGATCCGGGCGTACTGCGTCGGCAGGCAGATCATCTGCTTCATGGCGCGCGCGCGCCAAATGATCGCGTTCCCTTGGAGCGGGAGCTGCGTCGCCACGCAGTACATAAAGGAGTGGTAGTCCTGGTACTGGTTGGGCTCGTCGATCATCGCCTGAACGGGGTGGCCTTCGTCTTCCTCGGTGACGACCTTCTTGCCGACCATCGTGTCTTTGACCACGAGCAGGCGCTGCGCCGAAATCTTTGAGGCGATGCGGTCGACGGGAATGAACACCCAGTCTTCCGTGGCGTGAAGAGACGCCAGCGTTTGTGCGTCGGCGAAGGCGCGGATCTCGGTACCCCAAAGGCCGCCGCTACTTTCGTTGCCCACGTTCTGAACAAGGTTCCAGTCCTTCTCGACCAGCTCCTCTTCGCTGCCCATCGCCAAGCGATAGTCGGCCTCGAGGAGGGCGCCCTCTTGGGGCATCGTCTTCTTTTTGCCCATGCGTCGGCCGCCTTCCTTGGCGAGCGGGGGGTTCAATCGTCTTCGTCTTCCGCCAGGTCCTTGTAGAAACGCTCCAGCGGCGTCAGCACCTCGGGCAGTGGCTTGCCGTCCTTATCGACGAACGGCTCGAGGAACCGCACTTCAACGTCCTGCTCACCGTAGTGTAGCAGGGCCGAGTGGGCAAGGAGGAGTGCCATCACGGCGTCGTCGGTTTGGCCGCCTGGCGCGCTGAACTGCATCTTGCCGTGGACCGTCATCTTCAGCTCGAAAGAGTCCATCTCTTTCATCAGGATCGGCCAGTCGGGGAGGATGATCCCCTCCTGTTCGACGGTCGTCATCAGCCGGCTGACGGCCTCCGACTTCCAGGCGTTGGTGAACGTGATGCCGTGGAACGGCAGATCGGTGCACGCGAGCTGGTCGTCGATCGCCGCGCCGACGCCGGTCTTGTCGTGGTAGACGATCGTCAGCTCTTTGAAGGTCCGGGTGAAGCGGACAAGCTGGCGGATTGCTTCGGTGTAAGTGCGTTTGTGGAACCGCTCGAAGCCGACGACCCGCCGCGTCTTGACGTCGATGGCGATGAAGACCGTCCAGTCTACGGACTTCGCCCAGTCAACGCCGACGACCACCTCGGCATTCTTCGCCTCGTCGTGGAACCAGATGTGGTGCTCGCCCTCCAGGTTTAGGCGGGGGCCGTCCGTACAGGCGCGGTAGCCGGGGAAGATCGCGCCCTCGTCTTCGAACTCCGCGAGGTAGTACTGGCGAAAGAGCCGGGCCGGGAGCTCGCGGCGGGCCTTCTCGATTGACTCGCGCGGGACGAAGGGGTTGTCCTCGGTCTTCGCCCTGATGAACAGCTTGGTCGGTGCCCGCTTCTCGTGGCGCGCGCGGATCATCTCCTCGCGGGCTTCCATGCAACCGCGGTAAAACCAATTCTTGCCGAGCGGCGTCGAGATGAACATCTTCGGGCCGCGCGTGAGGGTCGTCGTCGTCTCGGCGGCTGACCGCACCTCCTCGAGCATCTTGGCGGCCTCGTCGAAGACGTAGCCATGGACGCCGTGCCCTTCGAGGCTGGTCGGCTTGCCGGCGTGGAAGAACCTCAGGAGCGTATCGAGGTCCGGGATCTTGATCGCCATCTCGGAGTTGTTCGGCTTGGTGTGCGGCTCGGGCGGTAGGATCCGCTTGCAATACTCGAAGCCGACCTTCGACTGCTCATAGATCGGGGCGACCCAACGGAAGAGGCCGCGCTGCTTCCTCACGAGCGCGTTGCAGATGCCGCCGCTGGCGCCGAGCGACTTCCCGAACTTCGTGCCGCAGGCGACCCACGTCTCCTGAAGGCCCGGGTGCAGGAACGCTTCCATGAGCAGCTGTTGTTTTGGTGAGTGAGCACGCGGGGTCCGAAGCACAAGCCGTGGCGGACTGTTACCTGAAGGCCGTGGTACGTTCGTCATGCAGCTCGCAATCGGACAGGGGG